TGCGTCTATCATTACTAACTCGTCTATGGTGGCTGTTTTTATTTTGTGTATCAGTCCATCTATTTTGTTTAGTACGTTTATGCACATCTCTGGGTTGTTATGGTATACTGTATTAAACCCCTCTTGGTACACTTGTTCTAATATTTGGTTTGTCTTACCTACTTGATACTTTACGTTTTGTTTAAACGCTTTGCTGCCTTTTAGCTCATCATTAGCCTCTAATAGTAACTGGCTTATTAGCACACACTTTAAATAGTTAAGGTGCTTGTCGCTTATTGGGTCTATGTCATCGTAAACGCCAGCGTTGCTTTCTAATCTTTCAAGTTCTTGTTGTTCTATTTGTTCTTCTCTATCCATTTCTCTTGTTCGTTTCTTATGTATTCTATCTCTCGCTTTAGGTAGTCTGCTGCTTTTTCAAGGTCTTTTAGTTCGTTGTCTTTCTTTCCAGCTCTACAAACGTACTTAATTATATTACCTCTGTTGAAGTTGAGGTTGTAGTCTTTTATAAAGTCTATCACATCGTAGCCTTTTCCGTTTTCGTAGTGTAAGTATGTTGCCCTCATATTATAGCGTTGTCTAATTGTTGTATAAGGTGTCGTATCTCACTACGTTCAAACTTGCCATTTATTTCTGCATTGTAAGTCTTAAACGATAGGTGGTACATATCCTTTTCTGTATCCCCTTTTTTTTCTTGCTTTCCTAAATACTCAATCTTTAAATTTAATTTCATTTCTATTAGTTTTAAAATAATTTTATTTGTTTACTGTTAATATTTTTCCAATTTATTTTTAAGTCATTCCTTCCGTCTGGTTTTACAATATGCCTACATATATCATCACCCCATATTTCAATCATTTTTTTACAAGTGTTTAGTTCTGCATCTTGCACATCATAAAATATTTCTTTTAACCCACCTTTGTTACTTCCATTAGCTGGTGCAGAAAACGCATAAGTTGTAAGCCTACCAGTTGTTAAACCATTACTTATAGTTTGTATGCAAAAATCCCTATCTTCTTTTGTGCCTTCAGTATACCTCATACCTTTAGTTAGTATATTATTTACAAACACAACGCTATCACAAAAAGAATTTAATATAATATCTTTTGTTGCAGACCACGCATACTGCCTATACTCTAAAGAGCCAACAGCTATATTATTATTTATAAAATAATTATTACAATATGTTAATGCTTTTAATGGGTTGTGCCTTATTAATTTTGTTAGTTCCCTTTTATATATATATGAAACATCATCATCTATTTGCCAGTAATATTCAATAGACCTTTGTTCTGTAAACTGTTTAATAAAGTTTCTACAGTAAATAATACCTTTATTGTTTTCTGGTAATTGCAATATATTAAAGTTAGGGTAATTGATTCTATATTCTTTATAATCTTGTGGCTCTACAACTAAAAATAAGTTTTTATAAGTACCTATTAGGTTAGCTGTTTTACAATTATCGTATCTGCCTTTTGTTGGTATAAATATAAATAGATTATCCATATTAAAATAATTTAGTTTGTGTGCTTACTTTTTCTATACAGAATTTATCTGCCTTTGCTTTGCTTAACAAAAAACCTTTTTCTGTTCCGCCTTTAGCAGTTTTAAAGCCGCTTATTAATTTTGGGTTGTTTCCATAATATATTTGCCGCAGTTGTTTTGTACTAAATATATAAAAGCAATCTTTGTCGCCTATAACATAAAGCCAACTTTGGTCTTTAAATATTCCGCTAGGGTGTGTTGTGTAACCATAATCACGCTCAACACTTATAAAAAGGTTGCCGCTGTTTTTAAATATTTGGTCATTTTTAATTTCAATGCCTTGTCTGTTTTCCCCTTTGTGTATTTGCTCCTCATAGGTTGTGTAATGACTGAGGTTAATATTCTTTTCTTTAGCAAACCAATCCATAATGAATGATTCAAACTTTAAACCTTTGTTTTGTTTTGTTGTTGTTTTCATAGTGTTAAATATCCAGTTTTATCCATTTTAGCTTTTTGCAGTTCACCACTTGGGCTACTGCATTTAATCATATTTTCACGATAGTACATAACAAAGCTTATGCGTAACCAATCTTCACTTGCATTTGTTATTTCTGTATTTCCGTGCCATTTGTGTACATCTGCAAATAGTAGGTCAGTATTATGTAAATCAACAGCAATGCCAAACTCTGGCATAACAAAAAAGCCGCCATCATAATTGCCCTCACGATATACAATTAAATTACCAAAGCCCTCACGAAAGTCACCAGCGTCTTGATGACAAGCAGTACGAAAGTTCTTGTTTACTGTTACTGTTGTAAAGCTGGTGTCGCCAATAATATAATTTCTGTTTGTGCCATCTGCAATAGCTTTTTGCTTTGCATAATGTTCTGGGCATAGCTCTTTATATTTTTGGTCTATAAACTGAACGAAAGGAATACCTTGTTCAAACTTATCAAAGTAGTTTCGTGCAAATGCAGTTTTGCGACAATACTTAACCATTGCACCGCTATCCATATACCCAACACTACCAGACTGCACTTTATTACCTACTGTTATATTGCTAACACTACCATCCTTGCGTATGCGTTTATGGCTGCTCCCACTTGCTGCACCCCTACTTTCAGTAACTTCTATTGAATGTTTAAAGGAATCAACTCCGTTTTTTAAAACTTGTAAAGGTATTGCGTTTTTCCTAAATCTAAATAATAGGTTTCCGTAATTATCGTAAGCATCACAATCTTCTGTGATAAGCTGGTTGTAATGGCTTTTGTTTAAAAACTTGGTTTTAAGTTTAGCTGCTTGGCTTTTGCTTAAAATTCTGTTTGCAGTTATTTTTTTAATCATTATAGTTTTGTCTTAATATTTTTAAAAGTAAATCGCTGAGGTTTCCTTTTTGTTGGTACTCCTCACCAAACTCTTGCTTAATACCTTTTTTGCATAACCTTTTAAATTCTTTTAATTCTGTTCTACTAAAATATAGTATTGTTGTTGTAATTTCAACATCCTCTATTGGTGAGTTATCTACACCCCAGTTGTCATCAAATAGTTTCATAATTCCCCAGTTAAACAATAGTTATCTAAATCTGCACCCTCTATAAAGAATTGATTATATAGGTGTAGTGCTTTTTCTACTTTTTCTTCGCCTCTGTAATAAAATTCTTCAGAGCAATTAAATATACCAATATCTAAACTACCTTTGTCCAATACTAAAAAATGAAAGTCTTTGTACTCTTTGTTGAATAAATTACAGTAAAGGTAGCATTGTACATCATATCCGTATTTATTAGCGCTCCAACTAAAATCTTTTATATTTGTAGTGGTTTTAAGGTCTACTATTCTATTAGTGGCTAATACATCTGCCTTCCCTCTAAAGGGCATATCTAATACGTTGTCAATAGCTGGTATCTCAAACTCTGCATCAGTTATTAGTTGCTTTGCGTGTTCGTTTCTGTAGAACGCATCTACAAGCCTATCAGCATCGTTACGTTCTTTCATTGTAAACACTCTTGGGTTTTCTGCTTTAGCTTCTTTAAACTTCTTTGTGTTCTTGCTTTGCACATCTATAAATGTTTGTGCTGCAAATACCTCTGGCTCTAATATAGCGGTGTGGAATAGCCACCCATCTCGTAGGGCTTGGCTTTCGCCACTACCATACTTCAAACTAAAGTTATATGTCTTTGGGCTTGATAGAAGCTGTTTAAGGCTACTACTACTTAAAGCAAGGGTATTTAGTTCCCCATAGTAAAAGGTGTCATCTTCCATACGTTTAAGCAGTTCTGCTCTGTCGTAGTGCTTTCCATCTAATAGTTTTATCTTATCCATATTATTCAAGGTCATAGTTTTTACAATCTTCGGAGCAGTATGTTTGTCCGTTTGTTTCTGTGTCGCAAGTTCTACAATTGCTTACTGCGTCTGGTTCGTCTATATAGTGCATTTGATATTTGTTTAAGTCGTCTTTTAATTGTGTTATTTCTTCTTGTTGTTTTTGTATCAGTTCGTTCTTCTGTTGTCTAATTAGCTGTACTCTTTTATGTAGTACCTCAACCTCTGTACGCAAACCATTTACAAATGTACCTATTTCATTCATAGCTTTGATGCAGTTGCGTAAGTCTTTGTTTAATGGCTTGGCATCTTTCCACTCCATTATCTTGTCGGCTAACCAATTAAACCACAGATTATATGTTTGAGATTGCAGTAAATTCATTAGCTACCATATCCAATCATAAACCCTAAACAAAACGTAAGGAAGGCAAGTAATAAAATAGACGCCATTACTACCAGTTGTCTTTGTTCTGCTTTTTTAAGTTCTTTTAATTCTAACTCTTTTTCAGTTAATACTTCAATTCTGTTTTTGCGTGTTTGGATATGTAATCCAGTCTTTGTCTTTTTCATTGTTTTTATTTTAAATTATATATTGCTTTGCTTTGGCTGAGTAATTGTATTTTTTCTTTAAAAGAACCTTTTAGCTTACCACAAACTGGCACACATTCTGTAATAACTTCTGTACCAGCTTTTATCCTTTTGTTTTTGTATTGCCAATCTTCTGATAGTATTACTTTCTTTCTGCCGTTGTAGCCTAAAATGTCACGATCTGGCGTGCCTACATTAGTACATCCGTAATACTTGCCATTATAATAAACATCAATATTGTAGTGCGATATTTCAAAATCTGCTTGCATATTATTGTATGTTATAAATTATACTTCTTATATATAGTTCTCTATCTTCTAAACGTTTCTTCATACGTTCAGTAACCCCTTCCATTTTATTAAGGTGGTGTAGCGTGGCTTCTATTTGTTGAAGCTCTTTTTTTAAGTCTTGTAGTTGTGTTTTCATACCGCAATATACAAAACTTTTTTTATTATAAACAAATTATAAACAAACTATTTTGTAAATCCGTTTAAATTAATTATTGATGCTTGTGCTTCGTCAAGCAAGTAACAAGGTTTTAATAGTTTCTTTTTAGTCCATAGTGTTGTATCTGGGCAGTACATATCTTTCTTCTTCAAGTCTGTTAGGTTGTTTAGCCAATACATATAATTACCCTTTGGGTCATTCACAAAGTATAGGGCTATCTTACCAGTTTCTATTAGCTTGTCGTACTTGTACACCTCTAATAGTTTTTCTTTGTAGTATTTGTTTCTGAACTTCATTTCAATTACTACTTCTGTTCCTTTAGGGCTTGTGCCTATTGCATCGTAATGTTCAAAGCCATCGCCAGTATGTGTTAAGTTCCATCCATCTAAATTTAAAAGCATTATTACAGCTTGTTCCCACTTGTGTACATTTTTTATCATTTATTGTATAGTCTGTCAATATCGGCTATCCATCGTTTTAGTTCTTTAGGTCGGCAACTGCAAGGCTCATAATAAGCGTGATTAAAATACTTTGCGTGTAGCTTACATAATAGCTTGTATTGTGGTTGTGTTAGTTTGCTTGTAACCTCTGCCTTGAATTGTTGCCATTGTTTTCTGTGTTCTATTTCCATAAGTCTAAATCTATATCGTTCCACTCATCTCTGCGTTTGTCGCATCCGCAATCTTCTCCCCATATTTTTTTTACTACCCAACGTATGCCAGTATAGTAAGTAATGTAGTATACTAAATCTCCTAATTTCATAGCTGTTCTTTTATGTGTTTCTTTGCGTTTGTGTATGTGTTGTAAAGTGAGTAATAACTTATACCAGTTTCTCTACTTAATGCTGCTACGCTTTTACCACTTGCGCATATTTCAAATACTTTTCTATCGTACCAGTATAGGTCATCTAATATGCCATCTATTTGGTCTTTGCGTTTAGCGTATTCTACTTCGTCTATACCTAAATCTTCTGCTTGTTTTAGTTCGTCTATTTCTTCTATGTATTCTTTTATTTGCCTTGCTTCCTTTTTATGGGTGTTTAAGTATATGCCTCTTAATACTTTCCAACAGTAGTAAATATTAACATCGTTATTATGCCATAGGTCTAACCCTTTATCTACATCTTGTATCAGTTGTATGTACATTTCTTGTACAATGTCCTCTGCGGTGCTTTTGTTACAGCCAAAGGCATACACTACCCTTAACCAATCTTGATGTCTTAAATAGGCTATTTCAACAAGGCTTTTTTTCATTCTAAAATTTTATTTTTTGGCACTACAAAATATTCTAATGGGTCGTATATTTCGCCCACTACAAATGGCAGCCCAAACTCGTTAATACTAAAGCTAAAGGTTTCAAAGGCATAACCCCTTGAACGCTTACAACTAACTGTTACCCATTCCTTGTTTACTGTGTTTGCTTCTAATTGTATTTGTGTTTCTGTCTTTTTCTCTAAAAAGCTACCCAAGTGTCCAGTTGGTTTATCGCTTCCGTAATTGCTATGTATTACAGTCATTATATGGAAGTTGTATTTAG